TGATTGTCCCATAGAGTTGGGCCGCCCCATTGATAGCAATGGTCAACGCAGTAATGTCCTGCGTAGTGCTAATCGTGACCTCGGTTCCGTCAGGCGTGGCCGTGTTCAGTGGCAGAGTTACAGTGCCAGCCGCGAGGCCGCCAGCGGGTTGAATCAATATCCACTGTGCTTGTGATACAGGCGCCGGAATGGCGTAGTTAAAGCCAGTGGCAGGCGTGATAAAAGTCGTGGCCACCGTAGGCGCTGCGAACGTCTGCTGGAAGTATTGCAGGAGCGCGCTGATCGGCAGGCGGCGTGCATCGCCGTTGTTCGGCGTATAGACCGGCAACTGGTCGCCGGAGCTGACCTGATTGAGTAGCGGAAGCTGGTTAATGTACGGCATGGCGCGGCCTCAGTTGTTGTAATTGAGCCAGCCATCTGGGCCAGCATCCACCGGGTCGACCGGCTGATTGACAAAGGGCTGGTCGATGTTCCACGGCTTATTGCCTGCACCGACCGGAAGAGTATTCGGGAACTGCTGTTCTGGCGGCACAGCGGCACGCGATAGCAGGGTATTGTAGCTCTCGCGGGCGGTCATCTTGGTTTCAGCCATGGCAGTGCGGCCGTAACTCGGAGCCAGTTTGATGGCCAGATTGCAAATGATCGCCTCGTTGGCACTGTCTGGCACCAGCGTCTGCTCGCTCAGGTTTGAGTTCTGTGGGCTGCCTGGCAGCGGATACCCCAGACGGATACCCTTGCCATTCCACTCGGCCATCATAGCGTCGAGGCGACGCATGGCGCTCTCAAGCTGTTGCGGCTGGAGGTCGAACGTATACGATGCCAGCCCGATTTCCTCGAAGGCGGCCTCGACGAACTGACGCTTTGAATACCCCATTTAACCCTCCAGCGCTTCGGATATGCGCTTTAGCAGGAGCTTGTCGCTTGTACGGCCGTCGAACTTGATGCCAAGTTCTCGTGCCTTTTCTTCCAGCTCTGCGCGGGTCGGTGGCGCGTCATCAGGCTCGCAGGCCTGCTCGACTTGGGGTTCAGTATCGACCACTGCTGGCTTCTCTGCAATGGCAGGAGCCGAAACAATGGCGGCCGCCTGTGGCGCTGCTACTGCCGGGCGTGCACTTGCCTCAACAGCGGCCACAGCGGCCTCAAGTGTAAGATGCCAGCCTCTGGCGAGGCTGTTTTCCATCGAGCGCGTGTCGAACACATCCAGCACGCCATAGGTCAAGCCTGATTTAAGGCGTAACTTCCCCGGCACTTTGTACAGCGTTCTCTTTGCGCCCATGGCTCACATCCCTTTTTTGGATTTGGTCTTTTTCATGGCAGGCTTTGGCGCCTTGGACGGCTTACCCGCCTTCATGGCTGCCTCGCGTGCGACGTTGAGAGCAATGGCAACGGCCTGCTTTTTGGGGCGACCTGCCTTCTCTTCCGTCTTGATGTTCTCGCCGATACTGGTGCGGCTGTAGCCTTTCTTCAGTGGCATTATTCAATCCTCCAAAAGTGGCGAGGGGCCGAAGCCCCCCGCGCTTTGCATCAGGCGATGCGGTAGGTCACGAACGTATCAACGGCAGTTTTCCGGGTGCGGAAGATGGCCGAGGTCGAAGCAGCAACAACGGCAGGGCCGCTGATGTTGTTGTTCGAGGCTGCGTTGGTGATAGTCACGGTGTCAGTGCCAGCCACAGAGTTGTTGATCAGTACCCAGTCGAAGTACTCGTCAACGCCAAACTGCGAGGCATCTTCCATTGTTGCGCCATCAGGGAGCAGGACGGCAATCGTAGCGCCAGTGGCTTGCGTGCAGGTGATCAGGCCAGACATTACCTGAGCGCCCGTGAGCGTGCCAGCAGTGTTCTGCGTGGTAGGAGCGCCTTGGTAAGCAACACCAGTTACGACAGGAGCGACGCCGACGCTATACAGCACATCGCTAGAGCCTGGGCTCAGAACAAGCGTTGCGCCGTTGGCGTATGGGCCGAGAAGTTCGTAGCCAGTGAACGTGGCTTCGAGATCTTCCTGCACCGGGTAGTTGGGAAAGCCAACCAGCTCGAACACTTGAGCCTGAGCCAGGCTGTAGAGTGCGATCGACTGACCAGCGGTGAGGGTAACTTGGACGCTACCTTGCGCGTATGCGATTGAGTTAGACATTGTTTTGTCTCCTTTGTCCGAATTACGGCTGGCCGAAGATCAAGATACCGGACATCTCAGGCTGCTTGTTCACAACGCCGAAGAGAGTGTCGAGACGGTATTTGATGTTCATGTTGTTGATGTCGTAGAACTTCTGCATCACGAGCTCAATGCCCTGATCGGTCGTTCCGCGCATGACAGCCACGCCAGCGTCAGCAGGTACTGCATAACGGCCAGGCAGGATTTCAAGCGCATCGCGCTGCCAGAAAGGGTTGATCGTGGTGGCATTGGCGTTGAGCCAGGTGATTGCCGCAGCAGCGTTAGGCGCAGTGACAACACAGTTTTGGTATTGCAGCTCGGAATCGGTGCCGCCTTGCGCGGAAACGATTGCAGGGCTGATAACCATTTGTGTGCCGTTCACGATGCTGATGACGCGGAAGGTCTTGTCCTGACCGGTCGACTGCTTGGTGATATGGTGCACAGCTTCAACGTCCTCGATCGTGAACGCGTCTCCAGGAGCGATGCCGACCGTGTTGGAAACGGTGACAGTCTGGAAACGGTTGTCGACGTTGGAGATTTCTCCAGTGACCGCAACGGAAGTCGCAGTGGGCACCCAGAAGTTGCCAGCAGCGGGCAGCGTGCTGATCGTGGTCACACCACCAGCGGCAGCGGCCAGACGGTTAGCGTAATCCATCTTGAACGTCTCGAAGCCAGCAACCATGCCGACGAAGCTGCGCTCGTAGGCGTTGTTGGACTTGTTGCCGTTGAAGCTGCGAGCGCCAGTGCCTGCGCCAGTTGCGATGTTGCCAGCCAGACCGTTGTAGTCGCGGCTAGACAGCGCAAGGCTGCGGTCATAGTTGGGAACGCCTTGCTCGTTCATGAGTGCATCGCACTGAGCAACGTTGTCGTAATCACCAGCAGGGCCAGCGATGGGAACAACCAGCGTGCCTTGGGCAGACGCTACGTTCAGCATGGCGACGTTAATGTCAGAGGCCAACTTCTGCTTGGCAGACTCACCCAGACGCTGCTCTTGCAGAGCATCGCGGAGTTCTTGTGCGTTCATGATCCACGGCACTGAGCGGCTGAAGCCGATCGTGGCAGGAACAGACAGCTGCGTGTAGTCAACGAAGTTGGCCGTCATGTCAGTACCAGCGAACGACTGGCTGATGTACGGCTGTGGACGCCAGATGACGTTGTTGGTGCGGGCCATCATCGTCTGGTCAGTGTTGTAGATGCTTACGTTCTTGCTCAGCACGAGCAAGTCGTTAAAGCCTTCAAGGATATCTTCAAACGCTACGCGTTCTTCTTTGGAAAATGAGTTTGCCATGTTTAGGCACTCCTAAAATTTATTTATCGCTTTGCCCGTTGCTGTCGCTTGTAAGCCATGACTTTAGTGAAGTCACCAGACTTTTCAGCCTCAGCGCGCAGGCGTTCAAGGGTTGAGTCCACAGCGCCCGATACTGGCCCGGTTCCCCGGACGGTTTTCTCTGGCGGCGTGGCCGCTTTACGGTTTTGAACTTTCAATTGAGTCTCCAGTTTTGCTACCGCAAATGCGAATTTAACGGGGTCTTTTATCGAAGCCAGCTCCTTCGCCTTGCTTGGATTTTTGCCGAGTGCGTATACGAGCAGTGCCGGATTGTCTGCGCCTTGAAGAAGAACACCCTGTTGCGTGACGCTGAATGTCTCAGAAACTTGCGCTTCTGCATCTTCAAAGTCCCGCACCTTGAGGTCGGCCTTCGCTTTGCCGTACCCATCCAGCTTTGCCTGCCACGCCTGATTAGCTTCAACCTCTGCCGCACGTGCGCGGGCCTCTGCTTCATCGGCTTTGCGTTTTCTTTCGAACCACTCGGCAAGCTCAGTCTCGTATTTATCAGCATCGTAGTCGTGCTCCTCAAGGGTTGGCTTTTTCCCGACAGCGATTGGCCTCTCGGCCGTTGGCTGGCTGACGGACTTCAGCTTCTCCTCAAGGTCGCGCTTTTCACGCTGCAACTGTCGATGCTGTTTCCGCAACTCGCGCACCCATTCAGGCGCTTGAGCGTGCTCCTCTGGAGGCGGCGCTTCCTCCCCGATCGTGACCATTACCTCATCTTCTTCAGTCTCTGGTGCGCTGGCGGTAGCCTCTGGCTCCTCGCCAACCTCCTGATCCTGTTCGGTTTTGAGTTCTGGTACTTCGATCTCTGCCGTTTCGTCGGTCATAAAAACCCCATCCTACTCAGCCCAGAACGGCGGGCCGGATACCGTGATTCCCACCAGGCTGGCGGCACTCGCCGCAGGAACAGCCTGTCAAGGGTTGAAAGCAGTATAGTGCAAATTATTCCATCGGTAATGGTGGACTTTGAGGCTGTGCAATAACTGGAGGCTCAGGAGTCAAATATACCGGAGCCTGCGTAGCCGTTTGAGCTAAGTCACTGACAGTCTTGGCTGTTTCCAGAGCCTGCTTAGTCGCATCGAGATCCACTTTAGCAAGCGTCTCAATCGTCTTGGCGCGGATGAGCTCGCTGTCGGCCACTGTCCTGACGGTATCTGCACGAGCACGAGCGGCCTTGGCGATGGCTTCCTCGGCGGCTGCTTGCAGGAACACAGCGTTCGGATCTTGCTGTTGCTGCGCCTGCATGGCCTCCATCGCCAGTTGCTGCGCCTCTTCCTGCGTTGGCTTGACCACGCCCAGCTTCAGCAGGCGGCCTCGGAAGAAGTCCTGAACATCCTGGATGCCCTCGCCTTCCATGTTCATGATTGCCATGGACTGGAGTACCTGGCTGATCTCTTGATCCTGCGTTATCGCAATCATGCCCATCAGAGCGCGAACCGTCGCTTGGCGCTTGCTGCTGCTGGATGGTCCGACGTCAACATTGACATCGAACGACGCCTTGCTCAGGTCGTTTTCCATCTCAAGCTCGCCAGCCTCTGTGAGCGTTGGCCGCATAAGCTCGACCGTATCAACCTCGGACTGCGATCCAACCATCTTCATGCGACGGCCTTTTTCGACGTACACATCGCGGGCCATCTCCAGCCAGACCTCGCCGCAACGCTTGACGGCTTTGCTCCAGTTGCTGATGTAGATGAAGCTCTGCATGTCCACGCGCTGCTGAATCATCTCGACGGCCTTGCCGCTGATGTTGCTGACCAGCTTGTCGGCACCTTGCTGGTTGCCCAACACGTCTTGCATATCCTTCTCAGTGACCGTTAAAAGCGCCTCCATGGCCGGCGGGACGACGGGCGGCTTGGTGTAGCCTATAGGCCCTGTCGCGGCGCTGTTGCCATTCTGATCGGTCACAGGGTTGACCAGCAGATAGGGGTAGTTTCGCAGGTTATCCTCAGACCACATCAGTTGGTGGCCGGCAACCTGCTCGGGCAGGAATATTGGCTTTTCGATGCTGGAGAGCGCGGCGATCTCGCCTAGCTTTGACCGTTGCATGTTGGCCAGACGCTGGGCGTCCTTGGCCAGCCGCACATGGCCCATGCACCGCTCCACGTTGTCAATGAACCAGCGTTTGCCGTAGACCGGAATGATTGGGATGCACTTGCCTGCGATGTGGCCAAGATCCTCCAGGATGCGCGCGCCGTTCATCAGATACTTGCGCACCTTGCGACGCTTGACGCGCTTCTGCCGCACCTCGATGCTGCCGATGGCGCTGAGCGTGCGCTCAAGTTCTGGATCGGCGTCGAAGTCGCCTTCACTGTAACGCTCTTCGGTGCCGTCTAGGTTTTGGAAGATGCGGATGGTCTCTTTGACATCCTCGACCCGGTAATACTCGGCGATGTAGACCACATCAGGCGTCAGCC